CCATGCCAACCTGTTATTTTATTTTTACTTATAGCCAAACTTCTAATCCTTTCATCTGTATCTAGTTTATCTCGATGCCCTACACCAATAATTACATCTGCTTCTGCGGCCTTACCTGTCTTACTACCCTCCATCATGTCAAAAGTTAAATCAAACTTACCATGACCATCTGCTGATGCTTGTGATACTGCTATGACACAACAGTTATTTCTTTTAGCAATCTCTCTTGCACCTGTGTAGATAGCACGAAGTTTTTCATCTGTTCGTGCAAAAGAACCTTTTACATTTACTTTGTCTAATTGGTCTACAACTAGAATGTCTGGCTTTTCCTTTTGAACAAACTCATCAACACTATCAAGTGACCAATCAACAGTGTCAAGTATTTTAATATTTTGTCTCACTTCGGCCCATTTTTTATTAGCTTCTTTAGTATTTACCCTAATTTCATCAAATGTCATGCCTGTATATGCATTTATTAGTCTCATTTGTGTACGAACTGCAGGCTCTTCGTTTATAAGTGCACATACTTTTGCACCTTGAGACGCAAATCCGTCAATTCCCGAGACTAAATTTACCCAAAACGCAGTCTTTCCTGCCTCTGGTCGTGCAAAAATAATTACAAGATTGCCATCACCAACACCATTTACCTTGTCACGAAGTGGTTCTAAATTAAACTTCCATTTAGTATTATCTTTTAATTGCCCTATTAAATTTTCAATGTTGCCTGTAACATACTCATACTCATTTACATCTTCAAAAGTTACATCTAAATGTTTTTTTATTTCGCTAAAATCAATGTCACTACCATTATATATATCTGTTGCAATTTGAGCTACATGCTGTGCTATACCTCTTTTAAATAAAGAACGAATAATATTCTGTGCTATCTTTTCATTTGGTAACTCAATATCTTTTATTTCATTAATTAGAACATCAAAGTTATCTCTTGCAGCTTTAGAGAGAGCAGGATTATAAACTTCTAAATGTAAAGTAGAAACTTCTCCAATACTTAAATCCTGGTCTGAATCTTGATGTGCACTTTGTATTGTTTCATACAATGCACCTGTACCATTTGTAAAAAACTCTTTTGATAATTTACTTTTATTTTTCTCGTAAAAATTTTTATTTAATAATAATTTAATTAATTCCTTTTCCATCATATCGCTTTACTAATATACTTCTTACCCTTTCCCAGTTGACCCTATCACGCCACTGTGCATTTGTTTTCGGAAACCTCAATGCTTTCTTATCAAGTTTCTTTTTTACTTTCAATAGCTTTCTTAAACATTTTGTTATTTTCATTGTGACATTATATTATAATCATTGCCATAACGCCAATCATCAGTGTCTTTGCACCACCAACAAATACGATTGTGATTACCTTGACTCATGAATGGTTTGTTGCATCTCATACAATTCCTTTCTTTCTTTTGTTTTTTTGATTTAGGCTTAGAATAATTATAATAATCTGGCCACTCAAACTTTTCGTTTGTCATTCTTTTTGTTTTCTCTTAAAGTTTCTAGCCACATGTCTTCAAATGTGGCTATTGTTTTCTTTAGATTTGATTTTGTCTTTGCTTTTTCTTTCAGATGCATATACAAAAAATCAACTAACAAATCACGAAACTGTTGTTGAAACATCTGTCTCATATTTTCTCACTATCAAAAGCAACATCAACTTCAATTCTTGCCCACTCATCGTCCATGACTACAATATCATATTTTTCAATAAATGGACATTTGCTCATGTAATCTTCTATAAGTTTTTTCTTTTCTTCGTTAGTCATTATAGTTCTCTATTTATATATTCTTTAACAGAGTAGCCTAATCTTTTAATCTGAAATATTGCACCATCAGATAAAGTTTTTTGTCCTGTTAATATAGCAAATCTTTTTGCTTGTTGACATACAGGATAAATCAATTCATTACCATAAACGTTTTTCTTTTCTACATGTATGGTATCTTTTTTTAATTTTATTTCTTTCATTGTAATACACTTTCTATTTGTTGTTCATTAAAATATTTCAAATCATCTTGAAGTATCTTTACTTTTGTAGGCATATAATATCTTAACTTATTGCTTATGTCAAATGCCTTGGTCGTTGCATCTCTATCAAGTGCAACAATTACTTCTTTAAATTTTTTTCTAATCACAGGAATAAAACTATCTGGTAAACTTGTACCCATCAAAGCAACACCAGAATATAAATGTGATACTGCACAAGCACTAGCACAGTCTTCTACTAAAATTGCTTTTTCTTTTTCACCGCATATGAAAGGATAAGTCTTATCGCCATAGATGTACCACTTTGGATAGACAGATGAGTTTAAACCTCTACCAATTGCACCTTTTACTTTTTCTTTTTCTTTTATTAAAAATACAATCCTATGTTGCTTTACATCATACATAAAGCTAGCTTTTCCTTTTTCTTTTACTTTCAAACAATTATTCTTTCGTAAATATTCTATGCACTTTGGTTCTGAATGTATAGAAATAAAACTAGAAGGAACTACAAAATCTTTTTCTTTTTCTTTTTCTTTGTCTTTCCTTACTACGGTTTCATAAATCTGTTCCATTGACATAGCTTCTTGATGTTTGCCTTTAGCAGAACAAGACGCATGAAAACAATACCACATTAAATCTGAGTTGTTCTTTTTTATTGTGAGAGTATTTGTGTTATGACAAAATGGACAATCCATTCTTGTATCCACATCTGTATTAGGAACTAAACTTTTTATTATTAATAGTTGTTGTGAGTAATTCATGAGGAGGGTATACAATAGACCAAAAAAAAAGTCAAGTAACAGACCGAGAAAGCTACTTGACTTTATATTAATGCTTATCTTCAAAATAATATGAAAACAAGTCTTTTTTGGCTAGCTTAATTTCTTTTAAAATCGTTTCTGAATCAAAAGAATCAAGAACAAAGCCTGCTCTTTCTTCAATTAAACCAAGGATTTCTTCATCTTCATAAGTTGAATAATCAGTAGTCCAAAGTCTAATTTCAGCAAGGGCTTTTTCTAAAGATGCCATATTAACACCTCCTTCCCACCTCCTAAATAGGAAGTGTGGGAAAGCCAAGACTACCCAAACAACAAGGATAAAAAGTAATCTTGGCTAGTAAAATCAGCAAACAAGCCCGAGTTTATAACCATACGTTAACTATGGACAGCGAGTTAATGCTACTACTCATTAACGAACGCTTAATTATGACGCTTCTTTTTGCTATGTCTACAACCAACTGTCTAGCTAAAAAGGGCAGACAGCAACCCTCTGGATTCAAACCATCAACATGATTGTAAAACTCTTAAACTTACGCTAATGCCACGCCCACAGAAAAGTATCTTTATGTGTACACAAATAATTGTTAAGGCATTTGTGGCACTAGCGTAAGTTTAAAAGGGGTAGTGATAAGCCTACCCCCATAGGAGATTATATGAAAAGTATATAATATCCTATTAAGTGGTTTATGTCAAGCCACCATTTTTTTACTATTAGCTGACGTTGTAGCTTCAAAGTCAGAAGAATCAATAGCAGGTAAACACATATCTGGCTCTACCCAATAATGTTCTCTAGCCCTTACAGCAGTATATCTGGTAAGAGGTTGACCACTTTGTGCTTTAGTCAGTTCTCGGTGGAACAATCGTAGCCAATCACGAACATGAATACCTATACCATAGTATCGCCTAGTCCTGCCATTTCCTATGTCTTTTTCTACTGACATATACCAATGCGTTCCTGCAGTTCCTGCGTCATGCCCTAGCATAACAACTTCATCAATAGTGAAGTCGATATGTTTCGGGTGGTCAGCACTCTTGTAATTATATTGATAGTTTTCATAAGTATTAGTATCAAACTCATTAGACCACATTACGCCACCTCTGCTTTATCTTTGTTAGTGATAAGAACAGCAACTTTATCCATAAGCTCTTGCTCATCTTTTTGTTGTCGTGCCAACATGTCTTGTTGAATAACACTTTGAGATATAGATGATAAAGCCAAAGCTGTACCCGTACCAACAATCTTATGTCGTACATTGGAAGCCTCAGACCATATTTCTTCTACTGCCTCAAGAGTTTTACAAGAACGAATAAGCTCTGCGTATGCTTTGAACTTTTCTTTCATCTCCTCGTAATGCTTATGCCATTTGAGACGTACTCGTTCTAGTGCAGATAAGTATTTCTCAAACACAGC